GAACTACAGATCGCAGAGCTCGAGGCGCAGAACGCCAAGCTCCGCGCCGAGATCGACAACCTGCAGGCCCACCGGCCTGCACCCACCATCATCGACATCATCGGCCCAGAGGCCTTTGACCGGATGGTCGAGCTTTACCCATCGTTCCGCGAGAGCGGCACGCCCACCAACCCGACCGACGCCGCATCCGAGGTGCTGTGGTCCTGCATCCGCATGATGAGCCGCACCGAGAAAACGCTGCAGGGTGTGAAGGAAAGCGCCAAAGAAAACTACGCACGCTACAGCGACGTCGTTGCCAAGAACGAGCGTACCACCAATGCGCTGGCTGAGTACGCCATGCGCGCAGCCGAGGAGGGCAACCAATGATCAAGGATCTGATACTGGGTGGCGCACAGGCGCTGGACGACGACGAGGGCTTCAGCATCGACCGCTCGAAGTATATGAACGCCTCGAGCGCAGAGAGCTGCATCCGCAAGCAGTGGTTCGAGCGCCACCTCCCGGCCGTGGAGCAGGATTGGGGCTTCGCACGGCGCGGTAAGCAGGGCGAGCTCTATCTCGTGGATTGCCTGATGGCGTCGGGCGCAGACCTTATGTACTGCGGCGCTGATCAGGTCTCGATCATCAGCGAAGAGCACCGGATCTCAGCCACACCGGACGGGTACATGGCGACCGATCAGGGCTGGGTGGGGATGGAGTTCAAGACAATCGACCCGCGCACCAACCGAAACTATTTGCCCCGGGCTGACCACATCACGCAGCTGCAGATCGGCATGGAGATCGCCAACCTGCAGGGCGATGACTTCCCGCACCCGATCTCTGGCAAGCTGATTTACATGGACGCGTCGAACTACAACGACATCCTAGAGTTCGACGTGCCGCGCGACCGTGACATCCTCGACCGCATGGCACCGCGAGCTAAGAAGATGCTCAACGCCAAGGGCGCTGACCGCCTCGACCGCGAAGGCAAGCGCAGTGGAGAGTGCAAGAAGTATGGCGGCTGCCCCTTCGCGGAACAGTGCGGCATCGAGGTAGAGGGCGAAGCCCACGTCACCCGGGGCAACCGTGGATCTGGGTTCGACAGCGCGGTGCAGGCCTATGTGCTGGCCAAGGGAGAGGAGGCAGAAGCCAAGGCCCGCAAGGACAACGCTGCTGAGACCATCAAGGCTGAGTTGCTGTCCCGCAACGCCAAGGAGCTGATCGTCGGGAACCACCGGGTCAGCATGACAATCGTCGCAGGCCGCAGGTCATACGACTGGAAGACAATGGAGAAGGCCGGGATTGACCTCAGCCCCTTCATGAGCACGGGAAAGCCAAGCGAAAGGCTGACCGTGGAGTGAGGCCAAGACAGCCTCTGTTGAAATGTGCAACGTAGAAAAGGAGCACAACATGTCTACATCTCTAGCAACATACGCCAAAGGCGGAAACCTCCCGACGCTGGACAAGGACGCAATGGCCAAGGCCCTTGCCTCTGCCGGTGCCGAGGAGAGCACAGGCTCTGCCAGCGACGGCGTGGAGTACGTCTCATTCTCTGGAAAGACCGGGGCCATCACTTACGGTCGTGAGCGTGGTGACCTCCCGCAGGACGAGGTCTTCCTGATGGAGCCGCGCTCCGCCTTCCGTGGCTGGATATGCTGGAAAGACAACAAGCCGGTGGCTCGCCATCAGTGGTCGATCTACCAGCCCGAGCTGGCGATCGCTGAGCGCGATCTCGAGGCCAAAGGCCCGTACCCCCGGCAGCAGGACGGCTGGCAGTCGATGCTGGGCTTCGGCTTCATGTCGGAGACGGTGCAGTACCAGTTCAGCACCAACAGCACCTCGGGCAAGAACGCGGTGGGTGATCTGTTCAATGAGATCGCCGAGCGCACCATGCGGGGCGAGCCGAACTTCCCGCTGTTCTACTTCACCCGCGAAAAGTTCCAAGCGAAGGGCGAGTGGAACTTTAAGCCGAAGTTAGACATCGACGAGTGGATCACCGAGGAAGAGGCAGCCGCGATGCTGGCTGCCGGAGCCGAGGCAGCGCCCGGGACGATCGCCGAGCCCGAGCCCGAACCTGAGCCGGAAGAGGTCAAGCCGGTACGCACCCGGCGCGCACGCCGCACTTGACAACGGGGCGGGCCTTCGGGCCCGCCTCTCCACACCACGGGAGGCACACATGGAATACCAGATGATTACGACCGAGGACGAGCTGAACGATCTGCTCGACCTGATTGGCACCGGACACGCCGCGCTTGACTTCGAGACCACAGGCCTGCGCCCGCAGGAGAGCGAGGTCAGGCTGGCGCAGATCTGCAACGACGATGTCTGGGCGGTCATCGACTTCTGGGCGCTCGAGGGCGGATCGTTCGCGCCGTATGCCGAGTGGTTCGAGGCCGGCACATGGATCGCGTTCAATGCCGGGTTCGAATACCAGTGGTTCGACGCGGCCGACGCGCCGCACGTCAAGGTCATCGAGGTGGCACACACCCGGCGTGCCCGCATGGGTGGCGATCAGATGTCGCTGGCCCAGATGTTGAAGGTCGACCTCAAGCACGAGATGCCAAAGGATCAGCAGGTGTCGAACTGGGGGGCCAAGAAGCTGACAGCAGAGCAGCTCAGGTACGCCGCAGACGACGCCCTGTGGACGTGGAAGCTATGGCAGCACTGGCAGGCCAAGCTGGATGAATACCCGCCTGCCCGCGAGGCACAGGCGATGTTTGACGCGCTGATCGTACCGGTCCACGAGATGCGCGAGACCGGCCTGCTGCTTGACCAAGCCCGGCACCGGGATCTGGTGGCCAGCTGGGAGGCCAAGCGGGTGGTGTTCGAGGCCAACATCCGCCAGTTCGTCAGCGAGGGTGAGGTCGAGAACCTGCGGTCGCCGAAGCAGTGGTCGGATTACTTTGGCCAGATCCTGCCTGACGAATACCTCGCCCACTGGCCGCGCACAGAAAAGGCAGGGCAGCTTGAGAGCAAGACCTCGACCTGCAAGGAGATGGCTGCGCTCGCAGGTGGCGAAGGGCCGCTGGCCGAGGTGCTGTTCAACATCGCAGACCTGACCACCATCAACCAGTACCTGTCGAACTTCGGCGACAAGCTGATCAACATGGCACAGGGAGCATCCGACGGCCGCCTGCACCCCAGCTACAACATCTCGCGCGCCGTCACCGGCCGGTTCAGCTCGAGCTCGCCGAATGCGCAGCAGTTCCCCCGAGATCGCGAGCTGCTGGGCGAGCACACCAGCGTGCGCCTGTCCTTCATTGCGCCGCCAAAGAAGCGGCTGGTGTCGCTCGACTACAGCGGCATCGAGCTTAAGGTGCTGGCGCTGCTGAGCGAGGATGACCAGCTGCTGTACGACTGCGTGCATGGCGACCTGCACAGCGAGGTCGGCTCGTACATGGCCGGGTACAAGATCGACAAGAAGACACCCGAGGGCAAAGAGATCCGATCGAAGGCCAAGGGCGTATCGTTCGGCATCATCTACGGGTCAGGGTCGCTTGGCCTGTCGGGAACGCTGCGCACCTCGATCACCCGGGCACTGGAGCTGATTGACTTCTGGGCCGACCGCTACCCCAAGGCATTCGGCCTGCGCAACACGATGATGAACCACGCGCTTGGGGATGGGGCTGGGTTCCTGCCAATGGTGGACGGCGGCACGATCTATATGGGCAAGAGGCCTGCCCTGCCCAAGTGCGCAAACTATCCAGTGCAGCGCGCCGCGCTGTCGGTCATGGCCCGGGCGATCATTCGCCACCGGGCACGCCTCGAGGAGGCCGCCGATCACGGCAAGCATATGGGCACCCGGATGGCTGCGACCATCCACGACGCCTTGATCGATGAGGCCTACATCGAGGATGCACCCGAGGCGCTGCAGTGGATGAAAAAGGACATGGTGGCTGGCTACCTAGACATCTTTCCGGGCGCGCCGACCGACGCACTGGTCGAGGGCGGCACCGGTCCCAGCTGGGGTGAGCTAGAAGATGAGGAGGTGTAGCCCTTGACCGATGCTGATCAGCATCTTATATCATGGGCACACACACCACAGGAGACCTTGACCATGACCCATCCGCACCTGATCGCCACCGCCGCCGACGCCCAGCAGTTTGTTCTGGGCGGTCGCGCACGCTTCACGCTCGTGTCCAAGCAGACCGGCAAGCGCTACACCTACCGCGTGTCGAAGGCCAAGGACACCGACGACGTGTTCTTTGCCAGCCTGCTGGTCGGCCAGAACAACGAGCAGGACTACGAGTACCTTGGCTTCACCAAGAACGGCAACGCCCTGATCCCGGGCCGCAAGGGCAACCCCAGCCACCCTGCGTTCCTCGGGCTGGACTGGGCGCTGCGTCAGTTCTCGGCAGGCAAGATGCCTGAGCAGCTCGAGATCTGGCACGAGGGCCGCTGCGCCCGCTGCGGTCGGACCCTGACCGACCCGGCATCCATCGAAGCGGGCTTCGGCCCCGAATGCATCAACCACATCTGAGGAGACCACCATGCCTTTCGACGCCACCCTTGCCATCGCCCAGATCGACCTCGCCAGCGGCACCGACCGCCCCGATCTCGACGGCCTGCGCGCCCGCTACCCTGACCTTGGCTTTGTCTTCGACATGCTCGAGGACAAGCTCCACGAGGCCGAGCATTGCGCGATCGAGTACCGCGATGAACGCCGTGAGATCGAACGCGGTTACCAGCAGGATATCGACGCGCTCGCGGGCCGGGTTCAGGATCTGCGTCTTGTGCTCAACCAGATCCGCGAGCTGACCGTCGACGCGGAGATCACCAACATCATCGAGGACGCGCTGTGAGCGAGGGCATCAAGCACGATCAGCACAAGGTGCCGATGCACCTGCTGCCGCCGGAGCTCCTCGAGGGCACGGCGGCAGTGCTCGACTTCGGGGCCCGAAAGTACAGCGAGCGGAACTGGGAGCTGGGCATGGCATGGCACCGCCCGTTCTCGGCGCTCATGCGCCACATGTGGGCGTGGTGGCGCGGTGAAGACCTCGACCCAGAGACTGGCGTGTCACACCTGTGGCATGCGTCATGCTGCATCGCGTTCCTGATGGCATACGAGCGGCGTGGCATAGGCACAGATGACCGACCGAAGGAGAACACAGATGCCAGTACCTAAGCAAGAAAACCCCAGCAGCCACATCAAAGCGCAGCGGTCATATCACCAGCGGCAGTTGGACAAGGGGCTGGTGCGCCTGTCGGTCTATGTGCCAGACAAAGATCGGGATGCGTTCTGGTCTGCGGTTGATCGGCTGCGCATCCGGTGGAAGCGCCAAGGCCTGATCGATTAGAGGCAGGCACCCTGCAGCTGAGACAGCAGCACCTGACCCGCCATCACAGATTGATCACCACCATCCGCAACTAAAGCCTGCGCCAGATCGGCGCGGGCTTTTCTCGTGCCGTCACAGATCGCGTCCGCGTTCCTGATCGGCGTAATGCTGCAGCCACTCACGAGCAGCAGCGGGATCATTACCATGGATCTCAGCATCATCGATGCGCTCCCTCGTTTCCTTGTAGCCCTCCAGCTCGCGCAGGCGGGCAATCTCTGCGGCATCCCGTCGGCCTTTGAGGTACATGGTCACCAGCGCGATGATGGCCGCACCAGCGGCAGCCAGCCAGAGCTTGACCCGGGACAGGATCACCGGTCGCCCTCGGACCATTTGCGCAGGCGCTCGCGCATGATCCACGCAGCCAGCAGCCCGACCACGGCAAAGACGATCATGGCCACCATCTGGGCCTGACCGTCGAGGGCAGCCAGAGAGCCTACACCGCCCAGCACAGCGGCCACCAGCTGGCCTGCGCTACCCTGAACTGTCTTGGACTGTGTCGGGCTCTGACGTGGCGCTGTGGCGGCCACACGCACCGATGTGGGTGCTTGGGTGCCGGGGGCTTTGCGAACGCCCAGCAGGCGGTCGCCAGAATAGGTTTCGATGCCGACGCGGTTGGCTTGGTTGCCACCCAGAACTTGGATGCCGTCGCCGTCACGGCTGACGTAGAACCCGACGTGACCCTGCCAGCTGTCGCGCGACCCGCGCCAGAACACGACGATGTCGCCGGGCTGGGCCTCGTCGAGGTCGACGCGCTCGCCCCACTCGAGGTAGGATCTGGCGGCCAGCTTGCCGGTCTGAGGCATGCCTGCGCGCTTGAGCATGGCACCTACGAATGCGGCGCACCATGCGGTCTCGTCATCCTTCACCCAGCTGTGGCCGACGTCGGCGAAGTACTGCACGACCTTCGGGTTGTGGCCGTTCTTCCATTCCTTGGTGCCGATGTCCGCTCGGGCTAGGTCATAGGCTAGCTTGGTCATACTTTATCTCTCCCTTGTGCTCTGCTTTCCAGTAGCCGGTCGAGCTTGCTGTCCAGCGCCTCCAGCCGGTTCATGACGCGGTTGATGTCGGCGTGGGCTTCGCCCTTGGTGACGTACTCCTTGGCCAGCTCTTCGCGTGTGCGATTGAGCAGGATCGTCACCCGCTGCAACTCTGAGACGTAGGTTCGCAACACCCAGCTGAGAAGGCCAAAGAAGAAGGTGAGCAAGCCGCTCCAGACGAGTGTCAATTCCATGTTTAGCGGCCCTCTCTGCCTTCGATCTCTTCCATGACGTCGAACAGAGCTTGAAAGGCTCGTCTTGCGCCGTCGGCGATGTGCGGGATGTCCCGCAGCCTCTTGACGAACAGCTCCGCTTCTTGGGGTTGGTCGAATTTGATGTGGTTGGCCGGTAGCGAAACCCCGTGGTCCTGCATGGCCTTCTCGATGACCCGTCCGCCGCGCCGGTGAGCGCCGATGAGCAGGTAGGCAGTCCCGAAGATCGAGACCGGATCCGTTAGCGACCGCGCGAAGCCGGAAGCTGCCGGAGACAGCGCCGGGAACACCGGCAACAGTTCAAGCAGATCTTGCGCCAGCGCGTCCGTGCGGCGGACGTGGG